GCTTCATGTGTTTCTGCACGATTTAATGACTGTAGCGCAAGACCCTAAATCATCTCAAGATGAAGTGGAAATGCAAGAGCATAGAGTCATTAACCTTTTAGAAAAGTTACTGTCTAAGGATTCCAATGGGCGCTCATAATGAAACCTGTACCGACATGGAGTTTATCCAACTATGGGGTCAACTTCAATCTGCACAAAGAATGGCAGAACACCTTGGTATAAATAACAGGGCAGTCCATTTACGCAGAAGGTGGATTGAAAAAGAATACAACATGACCCTCAATGCGAAAGACCATCGAGGTGATTTGTATAACAAAAACAGACCCAAGTCTTTCTCTCCTTTAAAGCAAGTAGAACTTGGCATCCTAGATGGCACTGTCATTGTCTTCTCAGACGCTCACTTCATACCTGGTCAACGAACAACAGCATTTAAAGGGCTTTTATGGGCTATCCAAGAGTTCAAGCCCAAAGCTATCATCTGTAACGGGGATGCGTTTGATGGTGCTTCTATCTCTCGCCATGACGTAACTGAACAACCTGCGACTACTGTTATTCAAGAACTAAAAGCCTGTCAAAGTGCATTGGGTGAAATTGAGGAAGTCGCCAAAGCAGCAAGGCACAATGTAAAGCTCCTGTTTACATGGGGCAATCACGATGTTAGGTTTGGCAATCGTTTAGCGCAACACGCACCACAGTTTAAAGATGTGATTGGCTTTAAGCTGACAGACCACTTTCTTGATTGGGAGTTTTGTTGGGCAGTGTGGCCTACCGAACAATGTATTATCAAACACCGATACAAGGGTGGTGTTCATGCCACTCACAACAACACTATCAATGCGGGTGTTAGTATTGTGACGGGTCATCTACATTCCTTAAAGGTCACGCCATTTGCTGACTATAACGGCAATCGTTTTGGGGTAGATACAGGCACTTTGGCTGAGACAGATGGCCCACAATTTACTTATGCTGAGATAAACCCTGCTAATCACAGAAGTGGTTTTGCCGTGTTAAACTTCTTCAATGGTCAGCTTTTATGGCCTGAACTCGTCCATAAATTTGATGAGAATCAGATTGAGTTTAGTGGCGAAGTGATTGATGTAGGTGCATTTTGAGTGCTTGGCTAATCATACTCACAGGGGCTATTTACGCCTACATTGCTGGTGAACAGCTTTGGAAAGATAACCCACACATGGCTATTGTCTATGCGGGTTATGCGTTTAGCAATGTGGGTCTTTACTTGTTAGCAAAGTAAACCCATAGGTTTTATTCCTCGTCAGAAGTTAAACCTGCAACTACAACTTCTTCTTCTTCTGTATCTTCAAAATCAAGTGGCTCAGTTGCTTCATAGTCAACCGCCCAACCATGTTCTTCTTGAAACTCGATAAATTCTTGAATGATTTGAATCTTCTCGAAGTCATGGGTTTCAACTGTAACTTTCTCACTGCCTACCCAACCAAATTCCATTTCAAATTTCATGATGTTCTCCTGACGCAACCGATTGTTGCAATTACATAGTAAATTTGATTTATGACACTCAAGTGTCCTTCTGGAAGACTCCGTTAGGCAAAAGAGTACCCCTACGATTCTTGATCTGATCGTATGCTATTTCCATGCAGTCTACCAGATTGATGTCTTGAAGAGCGCAGTAGTTAATAAGACAGACCATGACATCACCAACAGAATCCACAATAGCTTCTTTGTCTTTTTTAATTGTGGCATCTGCGAGTTCTCCCATCTCAGATACTGCCTTGAGTAGCTGAGACTCTGGGTTGCTATTAGGAATGATCTTACGGGCTTCAGACCATTGCAAAATCTTTATTTCAATTGCTGCGTAACTCATCTAACTCTCCTTAAAGGTTGAATATCTTTCTCAGGTGGTGGTGGCAGCATCTTCTCTGATGGTGGAGTCCATCCATGCTTTCTCCAAATTGCCTGAACATCTGATCCTGAAGACCATTTGAAATCCTTGTTTAGCACAGAGGGATAACTGATCTTTGAATACGGGGGTTTTTCTAGCATATTGCCCATTCTCTTTCGTTTCTGCCTGAATTTGATTTAACTGTTTTACCAGTTAGATGGATAAGACCAATCTTCTGCATCTCGTTTAAACGTCTTGCAACTTGATTGCTCTCTAGTTTGGTCAGAGATGAGATGCCATCCTTTCCAAGCGCACCATAGGTCTGTAAACACTCCAGAATGATGTCATAGTGTTTGTTGACTACTGGCTTGATTGCCTCTGCTGCTTCAAATGAAGTGAGAGGGTCTGTAGTCCTAACTCGTGGAAAGTTAGGTAAGTTAAACATTTTATCGAAAGCACTTTTAATATCCATTATTAACTCCTATTGGGTGAGGGGAAAACTGCTCGTCTGCAAGCTAGGAAAATCCTTTGCACAGCTCTCCCCTCGGGTTTATATTAACTCAAAAGGGCAGGTCTTCGTCTTCAAAACTAGCCTTTTTAGGGGCTTGTTTGGGCTGATAGTCTTCTTTGGGTGATACTGCTAAACCCATGAATTTGCCTGACTTGCCCTCTTTAATCCATGCAGATAGCCAGTAATCCTGACCACCCACTGTGATATTTCCTTTGTAATCAGGGTGTTTCTCTGACTCTTTTTTGTCGTTCTTGAATAAAACGCCACTGTTATCTTTCTTTTCCATTACATTTCCTTCGCTTTCTTTAACGCACTTCTTACTTTACTGGGAAGCAGAGTCCAAAGAGCGATCTTCTGTTCGCTATCTAGATTCTCTGATTCCAACTTATCCCAAGCTGCCTTGGGGTCACCTTGCTCACAAGTAGCAATCAATTCGACTGCCATCTCTTGCAAGTACTGTAATTCCTCTTGAGGAATATTATCCATTGCTCCCTGAGTAGGCGTAATCACTACTGATCTACCCTCTTCGGGGACGTCTTCACCGCTATACAAATATAGACCGAGGCCATGTAGTGCCAGGGCTTTGGTCATACAACGCATGATTGCCGTGTTGACCGCAAAAGCATCAGGGTTTGGGATGGCCTTGTTTCTGTAGTCCATCACGGGAAGTTGACAGGTCATTGGCTTATCAAACATGGTAACTGTTACGAACACCATTGCCGTGCCATTGATATCCATGAAACACTTGTCGCCAAACATTTCTATTTTGTAGGAAGCCTTTGCATCAGCTTTGAGGGCTTCTGCCCATGCCCAAGCCCATGATAGGTAGGACAAGCCGTTTTTCTTCTCAACGTGATCGTTGACGTTCTTTTTAAGTAACATTTCTATTGACATATTAACTCCTTTAAAGATATTTATCTAACTCTTGATTGATGATTTGTTGCTGCTGAGAGACTGTTAAATCTTTGAACTCAACATAGTGACTGTATTCGCAACAGTCTGGTGTTTTTATTGTCAAACAATGTCCACAATATTGAATATCTGAGAACTCTTCCAAATAGGTCTGAAATAGTGTTTTCATGTGAGACTTTCAAAAGCCATTTCCCACAGAACATCACCCGCCAGATCGGTAAGTTTGTTCAACTCATCTTCTGTCAATGGTGTTCCATCTTCATAGCAACCATTTGAAAAGTAGGCATCACAGAAATCTGGATAATCTCCGCTTACCACTCCATCTACCTCTAGGTCTACAACCTTTTTTCCATTAAGAATTGGCATATTTACTCCTGTTAAGCGTGGGTTACTGTTTGCCCACACCGATAATGTGCCACATACATTCCTGAATTTACATAGGGGTTTTCCCTATAGTTTTTATTGTAAATTTACTGTATGTAGTATTTTTGTTGCCGCCATGTATGCCGCTTGAGCCTCTTCCTTTGTTGAAAAACTGCCCAGATATTTGTTCTTGCTGTTAAGACCAATAGTTGAACACCAACGCTTTGTTTGTTTATGAAGCCAAACACCTTTCATGCCAGATTTATTGTTTTTGTGTGCAGTTATGTTTTGTCTATTCTGACTTTTAGTGACAACTCTTAAATTCTCAATTCGATTGTCTTTTTTATTTCTGTTTATATGATCCAAATCACCATCTGGGAAAGAGCCATGTACATACATCCAAACAACTCGATGTGTTCTGTACAATTTTTTATTGATACCAATAGTTAAATACCCGTCTTTGTCCTCACAAATAGAGTGCGATCCTTTTGGTGCTTTACCACATCGGAAATTTCTTATCAACTGACCATGTTCATTAAGTGTAAAAAGTTCTCTTAAAAGTTCTTGAGATAGCATAAAACCTCCATAATTGGTGTCAATATTATGGCGCATTTAAGGGTTTTTACCTATAAACAAAACTTTTTTTTATGCTAATCTAAAAAGACTTGTCCTATTAACTAATAGCCCTTCCTCCTCCTATTCCCTCTTATGACTCCTGAACAAATTGAACAAACCTGCGCTGACTTATTGCTTCAGTTCTCTCACAATATGGCTGACGCTTATGTAACCGAACCAGAGGACTATTCTGCCTCTGTAACAGCCCTACTTGCTAGGACGCTAGAGATTCATTTAAACCGCCCAATCAACCTGGAGAACCTTTACAAATGACACAAGAATCCGTTATCAGAGCATTGCAAAACGGCCCACTTACTTCCTACCAACTGGAAGACTTAACTGGCATACCCAGACTATCTATTGCAGCTTGTTGCACAAAGATGAGCTACAAAAAGAAACTAAAAATTGGGAAAATTAAGATGGGTCGGTCATGGGTTTCTCAGTACACCTTAGAACCACACATGATTGAGGCTGAAAAGGTTGAAGAACCCCGTGATCTGCTAAACCCGTTTGACATCAGGAACGCTAAAGGCATCTTTTCTAAGGCTGAATATGCGAATATGAACGCCCAGGCTATTCGTTTGTTTGGCAGAAAACCAACAAATGAAATTACCAACAATCAATTTATTTAAGTTTACAAAGTAGAATTAGTTTGATATTATGGAATCCAGCTAGGTCGGGAGTCATGACCCAACCGAAAAGAGTTAACCCTTCTCCTGCTGGCAATTCCTTCAAAGGGTGGTTAAAAAGCGGAATATATGCACTACTACCAGTTTCACATTGGTGACTACAAAAGTCACACCCACCACCTTTCTTTGTTGGAAGATTTGGCTTACAGACGTTTGCTAGACTTCTACTTTTTGCATGAGAAACCCATTAAACACAGGGATGTTGCTCGTCAGATCGGTATGCGTGAGCATGAAGAAGACGTAATGACAGTCCTCAATGAGTTCTTCATTTCAACAGAGGATGGCTTTGTTTCTCCTCGTGCAGACAAGGAAATCAAGCAATACAAAGAGTTTGCTGAAGCAGGTAAACGTGGGGCGGCTAAGAGGTGGGGAACACCCCCCAATGGGGAGGCTATTAGCCCCCCTAATGCTACCCCAATAGCAACCATTAACCAAGAACCAATAACCACTAACCATAAACCAAAGAGAGAGAGCGCAACTGTCGTTGCTTGCCCACCAGATGTTTCTCAACAAATTTGGGGTGATTGGGTAGCCTTGCGTAAAAGCAAGAAAGCACCGATTACCCAAACTGTTTTGAATGGTGCTATTGCTGAAGCAAAGATTCTTGGTTGGCCTTTAGAGAAGTTTTTGGCTGAATGGTGCAGTCGTGGTAGCCAAGGTTTAAAAGCAGAGTGGATTGTTAAACCAAACCCTGCCGACAAAGTAAGGCTCACTGTTGCGCCAAGTAATGAGCCTGACCCTGCTTTGCTTAAGATTGCAGAAGATGCGAAAAAAGCAGCACCTATTCCGTTAGAAACATTGGCTAGGATGGCTCAAATTAGGGGCAGAGCATGAAAGTGTTGCCAATAAACAACTTTGAAGTTGAGCCTTGGTTGCTTGAAAAACACTATGCCAAGCGTATGCCACAAATAATGTTTGCGTTTGGGCTTTACAACGATGACATTCTGGTTGGCGTAGTGACTTATGGCATTCCTGCTTCGCCATCACTTTGTATGGGAATCTGTGGCAAAGAATATTCAGACAAAGTTTTAGAGCTAAACCGAGTTTGTTTGTTGGACAACCACAAAAACGAAGCATCATTCCTTGTTGCGAACTCAATTAAGTTATTGCCAAAACCAATGATTGTTGTTTCTTATGCTGACACAGGCAAAGGTCACGTAGGTTACGTTTACCAAGCCACCAATTTTCTTTACACAGGACTTTCTGCAAATAGAGTTGATTGGACAATTAAAGGACAAGAACACAAGCATTCAAAAACCATAAGTGATGGCTTGACATTGGAGGAAATAAAAGAACTTCATGGTGATGATTTTTATTACACAGAGCGTTCAAGAAAACATAGATATATCATTTTTCATGGCTCAAAAACTGATAAAAAAGTTTTACGTTCTAAATTGAAATACGAAGTTATGCCATATCCAAAAGGCGACTCTGAGAGATATGACTCTGGAACAACTGTAAAAACCCAACAACTTTTATTTGTATGAACTACTTTGAAGCAATGAAACTTTTGGACAGAGTGAAAGAGGGTGTCCCTTACCCATTACACCTGATAAACAAAGCATTGGAGCTTACTGGTGATCTGGAGCAGACGTAACATTCAAGGCCCAAGCGATAGAGTAATCCTAGAGCAAGCAGAAGCAAGGGAACTCTACCGCACTTGGGAAACAAACAAAGATAGAGACTTTGTGCGTGGCAGACTTGAGAGAGCCGAAAGAATCTATGGCATAGGTGCTAGAGACAGAATGCGAGAATACATGAACCGAATTAAAGATGGAACACTTCTATGAGATATGCCGCTAGAGTAGATGCTAACCAAGAGCAAATCGTGTCTGCACTAAGGGCTGCTGGTGCTTACGTTTGGATTATTGGATTGCCAGTTGATCTGCTAGTTGGATACAAAGGTCACACCTTTTTGGTTGAGATTAAAACAAACTCTAAAAAGCGGTTTACCAAGTTACAAACAGACTTTTTTGAGAATTGGTCGGGAAGTACTTTGTGCAGAATTGACAACCCTGAAGCCGCTTTAAGAATGATTCAGACATTAGGGTAAATCCCTATGGTATTACGCAAACAATTTGATAATATTTAATTTTTAACAGGAGTAAATTATGGAATCTAAATACGAATTTGACACAACAACAGGTGCGGGCAGCGAGGTGGTAACGATTGTTTACCGCTATGAATACGATGACGACTCAAGCTATAACGAGAATATCGAGGAGGTTTGGTTTGAGGGTCGCAACGTCATAGGGCTTTTATCTGATGAACAATTCAAAGAGTTAGAGATGGAGGCGGCAATGCGTTTTCAGCACCACAAGCAAACCAAGGGTCAGGAAGAGGATTGTCAGCCATAAATAGGAGTCAATAATGCCAGCATATTATTTTAGAGTAATTCACGAAGGCAAACCAAATGGTTGGATTGGTTTTGCTTGTGTAGAAAATAAAGACCAGTTGTATTTTGCGATAGATGAATACTGCGATCCTTATTCAGTTGAGATTAAAAACGCATTAACGGGCAGTTACATAAGGTTAATTGATACAGAAGTAAGAGATGCACCAAGTGAATTCAGTGAATATGAGGAAGATATTGATTCAGATGGATGGCGAGACCCAAACTGGAAACCTTTTGAGCATTATTATCGGAGATGACATGAACGAACCAACCAAAGCCATCCAATACCTAATCGATACAGCCCCGCTTTATGCAAAAAGCAAGGCTGACCGCATTTTTTTAGATGAATTTCGCAAATCACGCAAGGCACAACTTCAAAGCCAGGCAGGGACTGAAGTACTTGGAAAGCAGGAAACCTATGCCTATGCTCATGCTGACTACATTCAAATTTTAGAAGGTATTAGGGAAGCTGTGGAAAGGGAAGAGCGTTACCGCTGGCTTATGACTGCAGCCCAAGCTAGAATTGAAGTCTGGCGAACCGAGCAATACTCTGCCCGTATCGAGCAAAAAGCTACCCAATAATGCAATCAAAAAACAAACCCAAACCAAGCGCAGGGGAAAGGCTGCACATAGCCAAAATTAAACTCATGCCATGCATTATTTGCGACTCACCACCACCGAGCGAATGCCATGAAATAAACCAGGGGCAATGGTTTACATCAATGCCACTATGCGCAGATTGCCATCGTGGAAGCTTAAACGGGATACATGGGCAGCGCAGATTGTGGAACGTCTACAAAATGGACGAGTTAGCAGCATTAAATGAGACAATCCGCAGAATATGCGAAGCGATACCTCTAAAAAGCACTAAAAACCCGTTCTAAGCGTTTTTTATGATCGGTTCATAGTAGGGTAGCATAAACCAAAAAAAAGCCCGTAAAGGCTTAAATTTTAGGCAACAAAAAACCCACCGAAGTGGGCTGTAGGTTTAACGTTTACCGCTGAGTATTCGCAAAATTAGAGCAAGGCAAGCATAGATCATAAAGCCCCTTAAATTTGCTTAAGCTTTATTACACGAGCCATTTTTAGCCCATGCGCTGGGTATGCAATCAATGGCACATCCTTAGACCAGCAAGCCCTGCAGCCGTTACAGTTACCCCCATGCAAATAAGCTTCGCATAATTGAACCCCTTCCTTTGCTTGAAATGTGGCAACATCTGGGCCAATAACCGATCCATGCAAACCCTCGATATATTCGCCCTGGATAGAGTCGCTGGAAAACCTAACCTTAACATTAGGCAGAGCTTCCATTTGTGCGAAAACATGGGCAAATTTGGGAAATTTGTGCATTCTGGTGGGCAGCCAGTGGTTCACCCATGGGGTTTGAATCATAACTTCTAGGATTTTCTCAGCCAGCCCCAGAGTGTAAACATCCCCAGAATCAAACCAGCGAAAATAGCGATCGGAATCTAATTCTGAAACCATATCGGAAACCCAGTCTAAACGCTGCCAGTCTTCCCTGTTGGATAGCCTGGGAGCTTTAACATTGGGGTAATTGTAATTTCCCGTAGTGGCATAACAGCCCTTGCAAGCATCTACTAGTTCACCAGGGGCAGCCCATGAACCAGGACAAGTATCAAGGGCTTGCAAGCTCCATGATCTAGCATTTAATTTTGACGTTTGAGAGATTTTGATCATATGAACACCTATTTACAGTTAAAAAATACAATTCTAGGGGCATGAAACCCCTAGTAAATCAGTGAAAACCCTTAAGCGGTTTCAGCGGTTAACTCTTTCATTTCATTAAGCGCTTCAACATATAAAGCGCACAATTCTGAAATTTCACTGATATCAGCGTGAACGTTTTCGCTGTAACCATCGCAGCATTCTGACCAAACCCCATCGCTATCGTCATGCATTAGGGTAATGGTTTGGTGCAATTTCCATCGCTTGTTAACCCCAGCAAGCGAATGAAGGGCTTTTTTGTACTCTTTAAGGGCTGGTTTGCCTTTAAAAAAATCATTTTGACGGGTTACCGCTTTTTCATAAGCAAAATTGGGATCGATACCATCCTTTACTTTTGCATGAAGCTTCCAGCCAAACCCGATATTTTTTAGAATTTTGCCATCGCTGTAATATGCCTTAACGCTGGTTAAAGCTGTGATGCGACCGATTTCCTGCCCATGGGCTGATAATTTTGCCATTGTGTACACCTATTAAAAAATGATTGAATTACTCTTCTAACAAACAAGCTTCAAAAATATCGGGCCATTGGGCCTTTAAATATTCTGTAGCTTGAACCATCGCTTCATTGATATCGCTGCTTAGATCAAGCATATATTCGCCCTGGTCTAATAAGCGAATAGAACCATCGGCCAAAAGCTCAACAACAACAAAACCATCCCCATCGCAACAATAAGAGCCAATAGTGGGAATTTCATCGTAATTTGAGCCAGGGTAAAAATTCCACCGATCAAACATTACAGGCTCAAAAAATTCTGTAGGTTTACTGGCTGGTTTTGTAGAGTTAAAAACAGAGCATTGCCCGTTCGTGTACTCTTGAATTTTTTCGCCCGTCATGATGTTTGCATACATGAAGCTGATGTTCAAAAAATTGTGGGGTTTGCGAACCCAGGAAATTGTTTTCATGTTCACGCCTATAAAAAGAGATTATTTAACCAGGATATCGAAGTAATGCAAAGCCCCCAGGCAAAGCATTAGGCCAATAACAATAGCTGCTAGATAGTCTAAAAACCCGTTTTCCATGTTTACACCTATTAAAAACCCTAGGAAATTCTAGGAAAATAGGCCCTTTTTTGAAGGCCTATCATTCTAAAATTTCAGTTTACTAGATCAAAATAATGATGCATCCCATCGTCATCTCTGAATCTAATCGGTTCAATAGCTTCATTGATCATATCGTCTAAAATTTCCGTCATTGTG